GATACACTACCCCTCTATCTGCATAGCGATTAAAGTATTACCTTATCTCGCAAGATTACTGGTATTGAAGTGCTACTTGTGTAACTTTTATACTTCTCGAAGCAAGGCATTGACTCTAATTTACTTTTCATTATGTCATACACTTTATCGTGATTGTACTTTACTTGTTTACCGTTTTTGAAAGTTACTTCAATTACTTGATTTTTACCGATTAGCGACTTTCTTACTACAAAGCGCTTTGAAATTAAATTTTGCATAGTTAAATTATTTAAAGTTATTATTATTTTTATTAGTTTCATTTATATTATCTGTAAGCGATCGTATTTATTTTGTGCGAGTGCTATACACGCGCGAGCGCGCTTTTTATTCTTTTCTTTATTCTTATTACTTAACACTCACGTAGGACGGAGTCTACTCTTCCGATCCTATTTCAAAATCAGGCTTATATTAATTTACTTTATTACCTAGCGGATGTGATCAACAAGTATGTTATATTCATCCATTATTTCTTTTCTTTGATCTTGACTGAGTCCAACCCAGCTTGTAGTACCATGGAAGTGGTATGTTATTTGATCAACTAGTCTTTTTTCTTTTGATTTTTGCATAGCTTTATTTTATTTATTAGTAATAAAGAAGTAGTATTAAACTACCTCTTTATCACGAATTATTACTGGAACATTAGTTGAACTTGTATATGATTTGTACTTTTTAAAGCAGTTCATATTTTCTAGTTTATCTTTCATTATTTCATAAACCTTATCATGATTATATGTAAATGATTTTCCAGATTTGAATGTTACTTCAATGATTTGATTTTTTCCAATTAAAGATTTTCTTATAACGAATCTTTTTGATTTTAAATTTTGCATAGTATTATTATTTATTTTATTATATTATCTATTTAACTTCGTATTTACTTTGTGAAACAACTTTGTTATTATAAAAATTATTACTTATTAAATACATATATATTATCTATGTCGCTACGTAGTAAGTTTGTGCAGTAGTTAGTATATAAGGGCAGGCTGGGGGCCTAGCCCGGGGCCAAAAGGCAAAAAATCTGTGGCAAAATGTAAAAATAAGGGGGGCCATGGGGTAAATTTATGCGTTTTTGTAACTGGCTGGTAGTCAACAGGTTAAGGCATAGCACTTTCCCCCACTATTTACAGCAATAAAACACCTAAAAACACACTTATTACGCTATAGGTTAATATGAGCACCTTAAAACTTAAAATAACCGTGTAATTAATAGGATTATAAACAAAAAGACGCAATATGCCACAAAAACTATCAGCTAGAGCTAAGGCTGCAAAGAAAAAAAGAGACTTAGCAGCGGCTAATACAAGACGTCGCGAGAAAATGCGTGCAGAAAACCAACGTAAGCGCAGAGCTGCGAAGAAAAATGGTAAAAATATTAAGGGCAAAGACTATGACCACACTAAAAAACGGTTTGTGTCCATAAAAGCTAATCGAAGTGGTCACGGAAAAGGAACAAGAAAAAATAATTGCAAATAAAAACATATAATGGCAAGAATAAGTACATATACAATTGACGGTAGCATCGACGGAACTGAGTTCGTGTTAGGTCGAGAGGCTGATGGCACAACAAAACAGTTTTCAATGAGCGCGTTACAAACGTTCTTGGCTACAAGCATATCACCAACAACGGTTTTCGCAAACATAGACGTAAATGGAGGCGCTATAGACGGAACACCTATAGGAGCAAGTTCAGCAAACACTGGAGCTTTTACAACTTTAACAGCTAGCAGCACAGCAGCTATAACAAGCAATACAACTATCGGTGGTACTTTAGATGTTACTGGCACAACTACAATGGTTAACGCTGCTATAACAGGAACTTTAAGCTTTGACGGTGCAGAAGGAGCGCTTAAAACGTTTCTCGGTGGTAACGGAAGTGGAAACACACCTACTTTTGATCAAGTAGAACTAAATGATCTATCCGATGTGCTTATAGCAGACAGCTCTATTTACATTGGACATGATCCAACCAGCACAGACAGCACTGCTTCGTTTAACGTAGCTGTTGGTGTTACAGCACTTAATGCTATTATAGAAGGTGATCACAACATTGCTATAGGCCACGACGCGCTAGGAGCTGTTGAAGATGCTAGCCAAATAGTTGGTATAGGTTATGAAGCGGGTTCTGCTATAGTAGACGGAACCGCTCAAGCTGTATTAGTAGGTTATCAAGCAGGTAAAGCACAAACTACAGGTCTTAGAAACACGGCTATAGGTTACAAAACATTGTTAACAAACACTACTGGTAGCAGTAACACAGCTGTAGGTAACGAAGCTTTAAAAACATTAAACGGTGATGGTGGTTCTAATGACCCAGACCACAACACGGCTGTTGGCCATAGTGCAGGTAGCTCAGCAACTACTGGAGACAGTGGTACATACATAGGATCAAACGCTGGTCAAAGTGTAACATCAGCTAGCCACAACACTTTTGTAGGCTCTTCTGCTGGTCAAAATACTACAACTGGAGTAGGTAATATTGCAATTGGATCTCAAGCCTTACAAACAAACACAGTTGGTACTGGATCTATAGGTGTTGGATATAGAGCTTTATTTACATCAAATGAAACAGACTCTAGAAATATAGCTATTGGTAACACTGCTGGTGAAGACGTTAGCACAGGCATACATAATGTATTAGTTGGTTACGCAGCAGGTAAAGATGTAAGCACTGGTAATAGAAACGCAGCCTTAGGTTACAATGCTTTGTCTGCTTGTACTGTTGGTCTTAGAAACGTCGCTATAGGCGCAGAAGCTTTAGATGCTAATGTAGACGGTAGCTATAATACAGCTATTGGAGATGGTGCTCTTGGAGTTCTTGATCCTGACAGTGCAGTTTCAATGTATAATGTAGCTTTAGGTAGTTCTGCTGGGCATCAAGTAACTACAGGTGTTCAAAACGTTTTAATAGGATATCAAGCTGGTACTAGTTTAACAACAGGTAATAACAACATATTAATAGGGCACGGAGCTACTATTGGATCTGCTACAGACGTTCACTCTATAACTATAGGTGCTGCTGCTACAGGTGAAGGAACTAATAAAACAGTAATTGGTACCACTTTCACAACAGGTGCTAGAATTTACGGCCTTAGAACTCCAGTGACAAATATAACAGATCCTGAAACGTTAACAGCAAACGATTCAGGTGAAACATTTGTATTTAACGATGCTGCTGCAACTATAACACTTCCGGACTCTGGTGCTGGAGACTTAACAGGTGTTTATTTTAACTTTATAGTTCACAGTGACGACTCGGGAAACAAAGTAATAGCATGTGCAGATCCTACTAATGAAAAAATAATTGGTGGAGTTGCAGTTATTGATGTAGACGATGATTCTACTGTATCTTTTGCTGCTCAAACTGCAGATAGTTTTAGTAAAATAACAATGAACGGTACTACTACTGGTAGAGCAGGTAGTAATATAAAAATAACAAACTACGGTGCTGATAAATGGTTTGTTGAAGGTACTTTGCTTTGCAGCGGATCTCCTGCTACACCATTTACTACTTCATAATTAAATTATGGCTTTTAAAATGAAAACTATACCAGAAGTGCTTGGCTTTAATGCTGAGCACTCTGAGCAAAAGTCTATAGTTTTTGAAAGCAAACTGCCAAAAAACGTCTGGGGTATGGTTGACATGAACGGCGTTATAAACATTAATAAAGATCTTAGCGCTCGGCAAAAAGCAAAAGCTGTTATGCATGAGCGATTACACCTTCAGCAAATAAAAGACGGTGTACTTAAGTTTGATAGAAACAAGTATCAATATAAACCAAAAGGTAGTAATAAAATGATTACAATACCTATGAAAAACATTGACACTAGAAGACGCGATCTTCCTTGGGAAGCATCTGTCGAAGCTAAAATGAAACAAATATATAAACGTAAAAAATAAATAAAATGCCAGGAAAAAATAAACCAATGATGGCTCATAAAGACAAGCCAATGATGGAGCACAAGCCTAAAATGGCACATGGTAAAAAGCCTAAAATGTCAATGGACGTATCAAAAGCTACAGAGAAACAGAAAAAAATGTTTCAAGCTATTATGGATAACAACAGAGCTAAAATGGCTATGCCTAAAATGATAGACGAAAAAAACTTTCCAAAAATGGCTCAAGATATGGCCGATGTTTTAGTTCAAAAAATGGATGGAGCTAAAATGTATAAGCCTACTAAGTATCATGATATGCCTAAAATGGCTCACGGTGACAAACCTAAGATGGCGCACGGTGACAAGCCAAAAATGTACGGAAAAAAGAAAAAATAATGGCAGCAAAAAGACCTACTTGGAAGGACTCTAAGTATGCAGATGCTAAAGGTAAGTTTAAAAGCTTATCGCCTACGTCATTAGCAACATGGCTTATTAAATCAAGGCGTGGTAATAAGCGAGCTATTATTGGTAGCTTAAACCAGCAAATAGTATTTAATAGAAAGAAAAGACCTAGCTATGCTAAGAAAATGGTTACTACTAGAAACATAGTAACAAAAAGACTAGGTAGTAAAAAGAAAAAATGAAAAAGCCAGGTAAAACATATAGAGGTGTTTTAAAAGCTAGAATTAGTAAGTTATATGGCGGAGATGTAACTATAGCTAAAGCAAAGAAGCTTAAAGCTAGAAAAACAGCAACGCCTAGAGATAAGCAGCTAGCTAACTGGTTTATTAACATGCATAAAAAAAAGTAATATGAAAGTAAAAGCACCAAAAGGATATCACTGGATGAAGTCAGGCAAAGGTATGCCTAAGTTAATGAAAGATCCAAAAGGAGGTTTCGTAAAACATAAAGGAGCTAGCCAGTCTTTTAATTTTGCAATACAGAAACTACATAAAAAGTAATGCCTAGAAAAAAGAAGCCAGAGCCTAAAAAAGGTACTGGTAAAAAACCAAAAGGTAGCAGTAGACGTTTATATACTGATGAAAACCCAAAAGATACAGTAAGTATCAAGTTTAAAACACCCGCAGACGCTAGAGCTACAGTAGCTAAAGTAAAAAGAATTAGAAAACCATTTGCTAGAAAAATACAAATATTAACAGTATTAGAACAACGAGCTAAAGTCGCTGGCAAACCTCAACAAGCTGCAATAGCTAAAAGAGGTAAAGAAGCTATAAGAAAAAAGCATAAAGCCAAAAAATAAACCCGGCACGGGGAAGTGCAAACCAAATAATAATAATTAAAACCAAAACCAATGACGTTTTTTTACCAGACTCAATCGTGGAGTAGTCAACCACAAATATCCGATGAAACCAAACAATTATGGGAACATGTATCTAATAAAGCCAGTTGGCGTATAGTACAGTTGCCTAATGGATTTTATCAAACCGAGTACCAAGACCCTAATAAAGAGACTTGGATCGACGTTACTCGTCGAGAAACTATTGAAGGCGCTGAGCAAGCAATTGACAGCTCAGTTGAGCATTACGCAAAAAAGCTCGACTTTTTAAAAGGCCCAAAAGTAGTTAAAACATTTAAGTAGTAATTTCAATTTAATCTAATTTAATATAATGCAAAACTCACAAGAAATAGTGAAGCACTTAAACTTTGGCAGCGATGCTCAAGATAAAGTCTTTGCTGGTATTACTAAATTGACACAAGCCGTTAGCTCTACACTAGGAGCTAGCGGTAAATGTGTAATATTAGAAGACTTCATGGGAAGACCTATGATAACTAAAGATGGTGTAACTGTTGCTAACTCAGTAAACTTGCACGATCCGGTTGAAAACATAGGTGCAACTTTGATAAAAGAAGCTGCTAGAAAAACAGTTAGCGAGGCTGGCGATGGTACAACCACAGCTACAGTTTTAGCTCACTCAATACTAGAACAAGCCAAAGGCTATGAAAGCTCTCTAAGAGACATTAAAAACGATATAAACAAATCATACGACAAAACTATAGAGTACTTAGAAAAAGTATCTATACCAGTCGAAGGAGATATGATTGATCAAGTAGCTACAATATCGTCTAACAACGACAAAGAGCTAGGATCTATTATCGGTGAAGCGTTTAAAAAAGTAGGTAAAAACGGTACAGTTTTTATGAACTCAGACGGCGCTGATGAAACAAGTGTTGAGGTTGTATCTGGTTCTCAGATCAACCAAGGGTTTGCTAACCCTAACTTTGTTACAGATGTTACAAAGCAAAACGTAACACTAGAAAAACCTTTAGTGCTACTAGTTTCATCACCTATAACAACGGTAAGAAAAATACAAACAGTATTAGAATATGCCGTTACAAACAACAGGAGCATACTTATAATCGGTGAGCTTGAAAAACAACCGATGAGTGCTTTGGTTATGAACAAAATTAAAGGCAATATAAAAGCTAATGTAGTCGCGCCTCCAGGGTTTAACTTCTGGAAAAAAGACTTCTTAGATGACATTGCTGCGGTAACTGGTGCTACTCACATCAACGAAGAGTTTGGAGACGATATAGATCTTATAACTCCTGACATGCTAGGTGAGTGCGAAAAAGCTGTATCAGACAATAAGTCTACAGTATTAAAAGTAACAAGCATACCAGATGCTGCAAAAGAAAGAATTAAAACTATAGAGGATCAACTCAATAGTGATACACCCAGTTTAAAAACTGAAAAACTACAAGAGCGTTTAGGCGTATTATCAGGAAACGTAGCGGTTATAACTGTAGGTGCTAACTCCGATGTAGAGCTAAAAGAAAAAAAAGATCGCGTAGACGATGCGATTCATGCAACAAAAGCAGCTGTAAAAGAAGGTATAGTACCTGGTGGTGGTATAGCTTTACTAAACGCAGCTTCAAAACTCAAAAGCGTTACTGAAGGAGAAAAAATATTTATAGACGCAATTAAAGCGCCTTATAAAACAATACTAAATAATGCTGGTTTAGACACTGATACCTTTGCTAATAAAAAAGGCTGGGGTATAAATGTAGTGACAGGCAGACCAGTAAGTATGATAAAAGCTGGTATTATCGATCCAGTTCTAGTTACTAAAACTGCACTTAAAAACGCAGTGTCTGTAGCAACTACAATACTTTCAACTGATTGTGTAATTAACAATATGAGAGAGTAATGAGAGCTATAGGTATATTTTTAGTAATAGAAGAAATAAAAGAAAAAGCTACTAAAACAAAAGGTGGTTTACTTTTAACAGATAAAATTAAAGAAGACATAAGATACCGCAAAGGTGTTATTAAATCTGCTGGAGATCTGGTAAACGGAGTTAAAGCAGGTGATACTATATATTATGACAAACACGCGGGCTTTAATATAGAAATAGACGATGAAGTTCTATTAGTTATAAAGCAGCAAGATGTCGTTATAGTTCTATGAGAAAGCTAGAGGCCAAAGACATAAAAGACATCGGCCTTTTAAAGCATTATCGCATTGTAAGAAAATGGGCTTGTAAAAACAACAGCCTCAACGATGCTGATCTAGAGCTTTTAATTTATTTTGACTGTATGGATTTATTCACGCGTCAAGACTTTTTAAACGGCACTTATACATATTCTTGGGATAAAAGAAGATGGCAAAGGCTAGTAAGAGAAGGCTGGATAAGTGTTTGGAGACACAAGAATAATACAACACAAAAATATAGCTTGTATAAAACTTCGGTTAAGTGCAAGCTTTTAATAAACAAAATATATAGAATATTACTAGGTCAAGAAGACTTGCCTACGAGTAAACAGCGTAATGTAATTATGCAAGGTAAAACTTACACTGACAAAGTAATGAAAAAAGCAATAGAACTAATTAATAAAGATAAAACTAGATAAAACAAAACAAAATGGCATACGGAGATATTACATATGATCCACATAATATGAGCAGCGAGTACAGAGAAAAAAATGGTGTTGAGACTATTAACAAAGCTGTTTCTATAAAAGACGCTAGTACGATAGGTAGTGCTGCAATTAACAACTTAAGCAATACTGCTGATTTAAAAGATTTAACTGCTGTATCTGCTTCAAACAGAGCCGCTTTATACATTGGAACTGCAGGTAATTTATGTGTTTTGCTTTCAGGGCAAAGCGCACCAATTGCCACAGGTACTGCTGATGGAAATACTGCTAATAAGTTAATAGATTCAGGTGCTTCTTTTAGCGCTGCATTAACAAGTGGTACTTTTATTCAAAAAAGAGATGTAGCTGTAAATACTACAGATAGCACGGCTGCTTTTATTAGTGCGGTTGATAGTGCTACTACACTTAGCCTAGTAGATGCTGCTAATTCAAACTCAGATGTTTTTCCTGACGGAAACGAAAACTATGAAATATACAGAGCTGTAATTTTTCAAAACATACCAGCTGGAACTTTCCTGCCTATACAAGTAGACAGAATTTTTGCTTTAGGTACTACAGCAGATGATATTGTAGCAATGTACTAAGATATGTCACCTATACTAAGTTTAAAGCTTGGCATAATAAATCTTAACTCACCGAAGTTTAGTGAAACAGGTTTTGTGTTTACAGTAAAAACAGACAATACTGGAACATCAAACGATGATCAGTTTACACTTCCTTTAATTAGCAGTTTTGACTCCGGCGGCACTACAGCGGAAGTAGACTGGGGCGATGGTAATTCAGATACTATTACCGCTTTTGACCAATCAGAAGTAACTCACACCTATGCAAGCGCTGGAACTTATACTATAAAGATTACAAACGAGTTAAAAAGCTTTAGATTTAACAACGGCGGAGATCAGCTTAAAATTTTAGATATAAAAAATTGGGGAGTTTTTACACTTAATGCTAGTGTCACGTTTAGTGGTTGCACAAATCTTACAGTAAGCGCAACAGACGCTCCTAACGTTACAGCCACTAGTCTTCAATCTACGTTTCTTAACGTAACTAATTTTAATACAAACATAGATAACTGGGACGTAAGTAGTGTGAGTAACTTTAGAAATATATTTCAAAATTGCACTTCATTTAATCAGCCGTTAAACAGCTGGGATGTAAGTAGTGCTACTAGATTTGATAACCTTTTTAATAATACAAGTTTTAATCAAGACATATCTTCTTGGGATGCAAGCAGTGTAACTAATTTCACTGCTGTGTTTAGAAGCAGTCCTTTTAACCAAGACATATCTTCTTGGGATGTAAGTAGCGCGACTGTTATGACTAACGCGTTTTTTGATAATACCGCTTTTAACCAACCATTAAATAGTTGGGATATGAGTAATGTTACTGCAACTAATAACATGTTTAGAGACGCTAGTGCTTTTAATCAACCGCTTAATAGTTGGGATGTGAGTAGCGTGACTAATATGAGTGCTATGTTTTATGGAGCAGATTCTTTTAATCAAGATATTGGTAGTTGGGATGTGAGTAGTGTGACTTCTATGAGCGGGATGCTTAGAGACACAGCTTTTAATCAAAATATTGGTAGTTGGAATACTGGAAATGTTACTAATATGGATTCAATGTTTAGAAACGTTAGTGCTTTTAATCAACCAATTGGAAGCTGGAATGTTGCAAATGTTACTGACATGGATCAAATGCTTAGAGCCACAGCTTTTAATCAAGATATTAGCAACTGGAATATAGTCAAAGTATCTACTGCTAATAGTTTTTTGAACGGAAGCACTGCTCTTTCAACAGCAAACTACGATGCTCTTTTAATAGGCTGGGAGGCAACATTGCAATCAGCACACTCTGGAGGTAGCGGCTACACGCTAACGCCTTCATGGCATTTTGGCAGTGCTAAATATACAGATGGCGGAGCTGCTGCAACAGCTAGAGCTTCTTTAATAAGTAATTTTAATTGGAGTATAACAGACGGTGGTACGGCTTAATAAATAATAGTATGACAAAATTAGAATACCCAGAAGTAGAAACTTGGTACATATCTTATAAAACAAGAGCTAGTTTTTTATTATTTTGGCAAAAAGCTAAAATAGCTAGATACTACGGATCTGTAGGCCCTGAAAACTGTATGGAAAATCCTCTTACAAAAACAGATTACTTTACTAATGCAGAAGACTGGTTAGAGGCTTTGCTACAAAACAAAGAGGCTTTTACTTCAGAAAAATGGTTAAAAATAGCTTACAATGAAGATATAGATTTAAGCCAAGACAAATGGACAGATCTTGTTACAAAAAACAAAATAGATCTTAGTATAGAAATAGATTATTAAAAAATTAAATAGAAAATATGCCATTATTAAAGCTTAGACTAAAGTTAGTTAATACTTCAGTCAATAACAGCGCAAATAACCAAATAAATATTTTATTGAGTTCTCTTCAGGCAAGAGCTACAAACTATGAAAATGTAGCTGGTACTATTACTATACTAAACGGTTTACAAAAAGTTTCATAATGAGTAATTTATTAGAAAAAGCAAGTATAGTTTTAACACCCACCGCTTATTCAGACGGTACGTTGCATAGTATAAAACCGCTTCAAACTTTGGGTAGTGAACTTGTTACCAATGGAACGTTTGACACAGATAGTGATTGGACAAAAGGAACTGGGTGGACAATTAGTGGTGGTACTGCAAGTTTTGATGGTAGTGAATCAGGTAGCGCAAACTTTTCACAATCAAATGTAATAAGTGACCAATCAAAAACATATAGAGTAGAATTTACTTTATCTAATTACGCCGCAGGCAACGTTAAATCAAAATTTGGTAATAACGCACAAGGTGAAAGTAGAACTGCTAATGGTACTTATGTTGATATTTTAAGCGGAATGACCAACAATGCTTTGACCTTTACTCCTAGTGCAGATTTTGTTGGTTCAATAGACAACGTATCAGTAAAAGAAGTAATAGACGCAGACTTTGACTTTACAAGAAGCACAACCGCAACAAGAGAAAATTCAAGCGGTAATATTGAAAGCGTTGCGGCTGGTTTACCGCGTATTGATTATTTAGGTGGAACGGGGAATATTTTATTAGAAACGCAATCAACCAACACCGCTACATATTCAAACGATTTTACGCAAGGAGATATTTTTGTACAAAGTGCGGATCCAGCTTTATCAAATTCTGTATTAAGCACAAACCAAAGTACAGCACCAGACGGTACAACAACCGCGAATAAATTAACAGACAGTAATGATAGTGGAACAGGGTCTATTACTTTAAATTATAATAGTACAACCTTTACAAGTGGAGAGGCATCAACAGTTTCAATGTTTGTAAAAAAAGACACCGTTAGATATTTTAGAATTGCTGTTTCAAATTTAGACACAACTCAAGCAACAAGTTTTGATTTAGACACTGGTTTAGTCAACGACGGAACGGGCGTTATGACTGACTATGGAGACGGGTGGTATAGATGTTCTGCAACAATAACAACAACAACCGATTTAGTTGGTCAGGTTCAATTTGCTATATCAGAAAATTTTGACAGGGTTGGCAATAATTTAAGAAACGGAACAAAATCAACATTTTTATGGGGACTTCAAGCCGAGGAGCAATCATTTCCAACTTCATACATACCAACAAGCGGAAGCACAGTATCACGAAGCGCAGACGCAGCCATAAATTCAGGTTCAAGTGATTTAATAAATTCAACAGAGGGGGTTTTATATATTGAAGCCAAAACAGACAATAGTAGTGTGGGTTCAATTTCTATAAATGACGGAACGTCATCTACAAGAATAACCGCAAGATTTAGACCGGATATAAGTAAAATACAAATGGCAGTTTTAGGCGCAACTAGTGATTTTACTTTTAATAGTGCAACTATAACGTTAAGCGAATACAATAAAATTGCTATTGTTTACAATAGTAGTGGGCAATATTATTTTTTTATAAATGGGGTAAAAAGCGCAGTACAAAGCGAAGGAACGTTTAACAGTAATTCCTTTACACAATTAGATTTTAATAGAGGCGGTGGGAACGAGGTATTTTACGGAAAAGTCAAATCTGTTGCAGTATTTAAAGAAGTACTAACAGACGCACAGCTAGCGGCGCTAACAAGTTAATTATGAAGATAGGAAAATACCAATTTGCTGATAAATCAGCTTGTGAAAAAAAAATAAAATCTCTTGGAGTAGATACAGACGAAGATGGAAGCGAGTACCCAACACACAAACACACTGTTGTAAAGTTAGGACATATTGTTTTAGAAAAAGGTGAATACGACGAAGAAGGAGAGGTAATTAAAGCACCAGTATTAAGCGACAAATACCACTTAGACGTTATGTGGACTTTTAGCGACACAGAAGACGAAGAGGGTAATGTTATAAAAGCAGATCACCCTTACGGCTGGAAGTCTGCTGCTGTTAATAACATAACTGATGGCGGAGTACACAGCTTTTATGGTGTAGACTATCAAGAAAATAAAATATAATGGCTAAATTAAATAAAAGCAAAATGGCTTGCAACAAGCCTAGAAGAACACCTAGTCATAAAACTAAGTCTCACGTTGTTAAAGCTTGCTCCGGAGGCGTTCAAAAAATTATACGCTTTGGCCAGCAAGGAGTTACAACAGCAGGTAAACCTAAAAAAGGTGAATCAGCAAAACAAAAAGCTAGACGTAAAAGCTTTAAAGCTAGACATAGAAAAAACATAGCTAAAGGTAAACTAAGTGCAGCTTACTGGGCTAATAAAGTTAAATGGTAGATGAATAAAATATGGCAGTGGCTAACTGGCGGCGTTATTAAAGAAGTTGGAAAAGTAATAGACGATCTAACTACTAGTAAAGAAGAAAAGCTAGAAGCCCAAAGATTAATAACAGAAATACTAGAAAAAGCAGATAAAGAAGCACAAGAGCAAGTGACTGCAAGGTGGGAGTCAGATATGAAGTCTGATTCGGTTTTGTCAAAAAACATACGACCAATGGTGTTAATATACTTAACAGTTGTATTCACCCTGTGCGCTTTTTGCGATGGTAATATTGGTAATTTTAAAATAGCTGAAGAGTATATTCCAATATTTCAAACCCTGCTTGTAACTGTTTACGGCGCTTACTTTGTAGGAAGGTCTTGGGAAAAGGCTAAGTCTATTAGTAAATAACGCTTAATATAAGTGATTAGTATATAATAAATTAAATAATAATCAAATCAAATTAAAATGAGTGCTAAAATTGAAAAAAAAGAGTTAAAAGAATTATCAACTCAACAGTCTGTCAAAGCAAGATTATTGTCTGACATTGGAGCTATTGAAGCTCAAAAACACGAATTATTACATGCATTTGCAGAAGTCGTAAGCGAGTCAAAAAAACTCAATGAAGAGTTAGAAGAGAAGTACGGTAAAATTACAGTAAATCTTGAAGACGGATCTTACGAGGAAATTAAAGAAGAAGATGGCCAAGCTGATTAGAAAAATAAGTATTGGTGCAGATTATAAAAACGAAGCAATGCATTACTCTGTAGGCCAACAGGTTTACGGAGGTCATTGCATCTCTGATATATTGCACGATCAAAAAGACGGATCATACAATATATACATCGAAAAAAACAATGAAGTCATACCGTGGAAAAAGTTTAATTCTAATATGGCTATATCAATTGAGTATAATTTAGAGTACTAATGCAAAGTTTATACAGCTTCATTATACAACCAAAAAACGGTAGGTATACAAATGAAGTAAGCGTAGGTGATAAAAAACTAATTATCAACACTACAATGGACGATCATAAGTTTGTTAACCGCGTAGGCGTTGTAATGTCAGTGCCACTTATAGGTGATACAGACTTAAGTGTTGGAGACGAAGTTATAGTTCATCACAATGTGTTTAGAAGGTTTTACGACGTAAGAGGTGTTGAGAAAAACAGTAGCTCGTATTTCAAAGAAGATATGTACTTCTGTTATTATGATCAAATATTTTTGTATAAGCATAAAAACCAGTGGAAAGCACCTGGTAATTTTTGTTTTGTAAAGCCTATACTTAAAAAAGAAAAACAAATTATAAGCGATGAAAAAGAGCAAAAACGTATTGGTATACTAAAATACGGTAATAGCTCGTTAGAAGCGTTTAAAATACACGAGGGGGATCTGGTTGGATTCAGCCCTAGCAGCGAATATGAGTTTATTATAGAAGAAGACAGATTATACCGCATGCGAACTAATGATATTACAATTAAATATGAATACAAAGGAGACGAAGTTGAATATAATCCAAGCTGGGCAAAAGGCTGTGGAAGAACTTATTAAAGTAGCTAAGGAACCTATTGTAGATTCAGGAGACGACATAACAGCTGACAGACTTAAAAATGCTGCAGCTACAAAAAAGCTAGCTATATTCGATGCGTTTGAAATACTAACTAGAATACAGCTTGAAGAAGATATGTTAAACGAAAAGCCTAAAAAAGAAACTAAAGAAAAAACTTTTAAAGGCTTTGCTGAAGGTAGATCAACATGAGTTACAACCAAACTCTAGTTACTGTACTAACTAATTATATAAAGCCTAAGACTCTTAAGCGGATGAATAGGTATAAAAAGTGGGAGTACGGTTATAATAAAGATCACGACGTAGTTGTTATATCTAAAACAGGTGAGATAGGTGAAGTATACGAAATACAAAACCTTAAAATAGCTTTACCACCTGCACAAGCCGTTGCTAAAAGCAAGCAACAGAAATGGGTGCCATACGAGTACCCAAAAGAATTAAGTAAGATTAAGTCAGTATTTGATTGGGAAAATTACCCATCAGAGTTTAAAGAAAAATGGTACGATTATATAGATGAAGAATTTACTAGACGAGAAAACGGCCACTGGTTCAATAATAAGAATGTGGCTACTTACATTACTGGTTCTCACTATATGTACTTGCAGTGGACCAAGATTGATGTTGGGCACCCAGATTTTAGGGAGTCAAACAGATTATTCTTCATATTCTGGGAAGCTTGTAAAGCCGACAAGAGATGTTATGGCATGTGCTATCTTAAAAACAGACGATCTGGATTCAGTTTTATGTCGTCTTCAGAGCTCGTGCATCAAGCAACAACATCTAAAGATGCTAGATTTGGAATATTGTCAAAAACAGGGGCTGATGCTAAAAAAATGTTTACAGACAAAGTTGTACCAATATCAATCAACTACCCGTTTTTCTTCAAGCCAATACAAGACGGTATGGACAGGCCAAAAACAGAACTGGCCTACAGAGTTCCAGCGTCTAAGTTTACAAGAAGAAAACTTGACGCAAACGAGTCGCTAAAAGAAATAGAAGGACTTGATACAACTATTGACTGGAAAAACACAGGTGATAATAGTTATGATGGTGAAAAACTAAAGCTGCTTGCGCACGACGAAAGTGGTAAGTGGGAGAGGCCAGACAATATATTAAACAACTGGCGCGTAACAAAAACCACGCTTAGACTAGGTTCTAGAATTATAGGTAAGTGTATGATGGGTTCAACAAGTAACTCGCTAGATAAAGGTGGTGAAAATTTTAAAAAACTTTACTATGACTCAGACGTTACAAAAAGAAACCGCAATGGACAGACTAGCTCAGGATTATATTCTTTGTTCATACCTATGGAATGGAACTACGAAGGATATATTGATATGTATGGAGCACCTGTCTTCGACACTCCGGACAAACCGGTACTCGACGGCTTTGGCGATGAGATCGAACAAGGAGTAATAGAGTATTGGGAAAATGAAGTAGAAGGCTTAAAAAACGATCAAGACGGATTAAACGAATTTTACAGACAGTTTCCGCGTACTGAAAGTCATGCATTTAGAGATGAAGCTAAACAGTCTTTATTTAATCTAAGTAAGATATACGAGCAAATAGATTACAACGAAGATATAACTAGATCTTCACTCGTTACAAGAGGTTCATTTCAGTGGAAAAATGGCATTAAAGATAGCACTGTAGAGTTTATGCCTAATAGAAACGGTAGGTTTAAAGTTAGCTGGGTACCTAAAATAGAAATGCAAAACAGAATAAGACTTAAAAATGGTATTAAGTTTCCTGGCAACGAACATGTTGGAGCATTTGGCTGTGATAGCTACGATATATCAGGCACTGTTGACGGTATAGGATCTAACGGAGCTTTGCACGGACTTACTAAATATTCAATGGAAGAAGCGCCATCAAACAGCTTTTTCTTAGAATATGTTGCTCGGCCGCAAACGGCTGAAATATTTTTTGAAGATGTACTTATGGCTTGCGTGTTTTACGGCATGCCAATACTAGCAGAAAATAACAAGCCAAGGTTGTTATACCATTTTAAAAGAAGAGGCTATAGAGGCTTTTCAATGAACAGGCCTGATAAAGTTTTTAATAAACTTTCAGTAACAGAAAAAGAAATAGGTGGTATACCTAACTCTTCACAAGATATGAAGCAGTCGCATGCTGCAGCTATAGAGTCTTACATAGAGAAATACGTAGGATTTAATAATCAAGGCTGCGGCGATATGTATTTTAATAGAACATTAGAAGACTGGGCTAGATTTGATATAAACAACAGAACAAAGTTTGATGCTTCAATAAGTTCAGGGCTAGCTATAATGGCTTGCAATAAAAACCTTTACACACCAGTTCAAGAAAGACAAGTTAGAAGTATAAACCTTGGAATTAAAAGGTATGACAACAAAGGATCAAGATCAAAAATAATTTAAAATAAATGATTAATAAAGCTATAAAAAGTTCTTTTCCCAGCCAAGCGGTTAGTGATTTAGAGAAAATGTCACTAGAATATGGTAGTAAGGTTGGTAGAGCTATAGAACATGAGTGGTTTAATACTAAAGATGGTTACGACGGTAAAAATGGATCTGGTAGATATTCAACGTCAAAACAATCATTTCACTCGTTAAGACTATACGCTAGAGGGGAGCAGTCTGTTAGAAAATACAAAGATGAATTATCAATTAACGGTGATTTATCTTATTTAAATTTAGATTGGAAGCCAGTACCTATTATACCAAAGTTTGTTGACATTGTTGTTAACGGCATGGCTGACAGATCTTATGACATTAAAGCTTATTCACAAGATCCAGCGTCGATACAAGAGCGTACAAATTATGTTACTAAAATAGCCGAGGACATGCAAGCTAAGCTTTTTAACGACGCGGTAGCTAGTCAATTAGGCATAAACATATATCAAACAGATCAAAGCAAGCTGCCTGAAACTACTGAAGAGTTAGAGCTTCACATGCAGCTTGACTACAAGCAGTCTGTAGAAATAGCAGAAGAAGAAGCTATTAATAGTATTTTTGATAAAAACAAATACGAGCTTATATCTAGAAGAGTTAATAATGATTTAACTGTTATAGGTATTGGAGCTGCTAAAAGTTCTTTTAATAAAGCTGAGGGCATTAAAGTAGAATATGTGGATCCTGCTGATCTAGTTTACTCTAATACTGACTCACCATATTTTGATGATATATATTACGTAGGTGAAGTAAAAGAAGTTTACTTAAACGAGCTTAAAAAACAATTTCCAGAGCTAACTGATGAACAGTTAGAGTCTTACCAAGGCTATAACTCTTCGTACAGCAGCACTGCTTACAACTCTAAAGCTGACGAGAATAACACAGCAACAGTATTATACTTTGAGTATAAAACATATGCTAACCAAGTTCATAAAATAAAAAAGACTGCTACTGGTGGTAGTAAAGCTATAGAAAAAAATGACACCTTTAACCCACCAGCGTCTGATGAATTTGAAAAAATAGACAGAGCTATTGAAGTTATATATGAAGGAGTTAAAGTAATTGGAAGTAAAGATATTTTAAAGTGGGAGCTTAAGAAAAACATGATGCGACCAAAAGCAGATACAACAAAAGCTCAAATGAGTTACGCTATTTGTGCGCCACGTATGTATGAAGGTCGTATTGAAAGTTTAGTAAGTCGTATGACTAATTTTGCTGATATGATTCAGCTCACACATTTAAAGCTACAGCAAGTGTTGTCTAGAGTAGTACCTGATGGTGTTTATTTAGATGCCGATGCTTTAGCTGAAATAGATTTAGGCAACGGTACTAATTACAACCCACAAGAAGCACTTAACATGTACTTTCAAACTGGTAGTGTAATTGGTAGGTCTATGACACAAGACGGTGACATGAATCGCGGTCGTTTACCTATTACGGAACTTAATTCAAATGGAGGTAATAATAAGATCAGTGCGCTTATAAGCACTTACAATTATTACTTGCAAATGATGCGTGATGTCACTGGTTTAAACGAGGCTAGAGACGGAAGCGTACCTGATAAAAACGCTTTAGTAGGCTTGCAGAAATTAGCTGCAGCAAACTCTAATACAGCAACAAGGCACCTATTGCAATCAAGCTTGTATATAACCCTAACAATGGCAGAGTGTATTGCAATGCGAGTGTCTGATGTTATAGAGTATTCACCAACTAGAGAGTCGTTTATAAAAACACTAGGTAAGTTTAACGTTTCTACTTTAGAAGAAATGGCTAACTTACACTTGCATGATTTTGGTATATTTTTAGAGCTTGCACCAGATGAAGAGGAAAAAGCTAAACTAGAAAACAATATTCAAGTAGCTTTACAGAGCGGTCAGATATATTTAGAAGACGCTATAGATATTAGAGAAGTACGTAACATTAAACTAGCTAATCAGCTACTTAAAATACGTAGAAAAAAGAAACAAGATTTAGATCAACAACAAGCTCAGCAAAACATACAAGCACAAAGTCAAGCAAACGCGCAAGCTGCACAAGCTGCTGCTGCTGCAGATATGCAAAAGCAACAAGCGCTTACAGAGTCAAAAGCTCAGTTAGAGCAAATGAAGTCACAGCTTGAAATAGCTAAAATGGAAAGAGAAGCTGCAATTAAGAAAGAGTTAATGCAGTATGAGTTTGAGATTAATAAACAATTACAAGAAGCACAGCTTGCTGTTGTAAAAGAAAAAGACAAGTTCAAAGAAGATCGTAAAGACGAGAGAACTAAAATACAAGCATCACAACAAAGTGAGCTTATAGATCAAAGAAAAAACAACGCACCGCCTAAAAATTTTGAGTCCGCAGGGCAAGACAACTTAGGTGGATTTGGACTTGAACAGTTCGAGCCGCGTTGAAAATAAATAAACAATTATATAATATTTTATCATGTCAGAACAAACACAACCAATAGAAGAGGTGGTAGACGAAACAGTTGAGCAGACTCAAGCTGTGGAAGAAACACCTCAAGAAGATACTTCTTATAAAGAAGTAAAAGAAGATGGTACTATTAAGTTAGACCTAAGAAAATTAAAAGATTTTCAAAATAAAACAGAACAGACAGATGCTAAAGAAGAAGTGCAAGTGCAAGCACAAGAAACGCAAAAGCCAGTCGCTAAGCAAGAAGAAGTCGTCGAAAAGGCTTTACAAGAAGTAACTGACGAACCAGAGCAGCCTGTAGTTGAAGTAGCACAAGAAGTTACTAAAGAAGAAATTACACCTGAGCCAAAAGTAGTTTTACCAGAAAATATTCAAAGTTTGGTAAAGTTTATGGAAGAAACAGGTGGTACTATTGAAGAGTATGTAAGGCTTAACGCTGATTACTCTAATGTAGATAACAACACGCTATTAAAAGAATATTATAAGTCAACCAAGTCTCACTTAGACAATAACGAGATTGATTTTTTAATTGAAGACAGCTTTTCATTTGATGAAGAATTAGATGAACAGCGAGATATTAGAAAAAAGAAGTTGGCTTTGAAAGAAGAAGTTGCGAAAGCTAAGAAGTTTCTTAATGGTATGAAAGACGAGTATTACAAGGAAGTCAAGTTGGGTTCTAAGTTGTCTAAAGATCAGCAAGATGCTATTAACTTTTATAACGAGTACAACCAAAAACAATCTGCCGCTAGTGAAGTCCAGCAAAAGCAGTATAAGCAATTTGAGCAAACTACCAATAATGTTTTCAACGAAAATTTCAAAGGTTTTGATTTTAGAGTTGGTGACAAGAAATATAGGTACAATGTAAAAGATGCTGCTGCGGTTAAGGATTACCAAAGCGACATATCTAATTTTGTCAGGGAGTTCCTAGATGAAAACGATATGATGAAAGACGCTGCAGGTTATCACAAAGCTTTATACGCGGGTAGAAACATCGATAAAATTGTATCGCATTTTTATGAGCAAGGTAAAGCTGATGCTATAAAAAGTACTGCTATTAAGTCAAAAAATATTGACATGAGCCCTAGAACTGTTAAACCAGTTGTAGATGCAGGTGGCATGAAAGTTAGAGTATTAGGTGGTGAAGATAGTTCAAGGTTGAAATTTAAAATTAGAAAAAAATAAAAACAATTTAAAAAACTAAAAAATGGGATTTAACACATCTTTAGGATTAGCTGGTTCATACTCGCTAACTCCTTCACCAAGTCTTACAGTTAGTGATCAAAACTATATTGACTTTACGTCAAGCGCCACTGCTGGATGGGCACAACAATATCTACCTGAGTTGTATGAGCAAGAAGTAGAGCGCTACGGAAATCGTACAATCGGAGGATTTTTACAAATGGTAGGCGCTGAAATGCCTATGACTTCTGATCAAATAATTTGGTCTGAGCAAAATAGACTACACATCGCTTACAAAAATGATGACGTAACTGCTAACTCTACTGTAGTTGTAACTACTGCTTCTTCTGGTCTTTGTACTTTAGGAAGTGCTTTAAATAACTCTTTAAGAGTAGGTAATACTGTTATTGTAACTGACAACGCTACTGGTCTTAAAACTCTTAAGTGCTACGTTTCTGCTGTAAGTTCACAAACATTTACACTTAAGCCTTACACTCAAGACGAGCTTAACTCTGGCGAAGTTACTTTTTCTGATTCTGATAAAATAAACGTATTTGTTTATGGTTCTGAATTTGCAAAAGGTTCTTCTTCTATGTCAGGCGAGCTTAAGCCTTCATTTACTCAATTTAGCAACAGACCTTTAATTATTAAAGATCACTTTAAAATTGATGGTTCTGATACTGCTCAAATCGGGTGGGTTGAAACTACTGATGAAGCTGGACAATCTGGTTTTTCTTGGTATTTAAAATCAGCTGGCGAAACTCGCTTGCGTTTTGAAGATTACTTAGAAACTGTAATGATTGAAGCTGAGTTGACAGAAGCATCTTCTGGTGTTGCTGATCACGTTAGTAACGTAAATGGATCTGAAGGTCTTTTTGCGGCTGTAACTTCAAGAGGTAACATATATGAAGATTTAGCTTCACTTAATGATTTTGACAACTTGTTGAAAAACTTAGATAAGCAAGGTGCTATTGAAGAAAATATGTTATATGTTAATCGTGAATTAGCCCTTACTATTGATGATATGGTAGCTGGATTAAATGCTAACTATCAAGGTGGTGCTTCTTTCGGTGTTTTTGAAAACGATGCTGACATGGCTTTAAACTTAGGTTTCTCTGCTTTCCGTAGAGGATCTTACGATTTCTACAAGTCAGACTGGAAATACTTAAACGATGCTTCTGCTCGTGGCGGATTTGGAGATATCTCTGGAATTTTAATTCCTGCTGGAACTTCAACTGTTTACGATCAGTCATTAGGTAAAAACATGACTCGTCCTTTCTTACACGTAAGATATAGAACTTCACAAACTGACGATCGAAGACTTAAGTCTTGGGTAACTGGTTCTGTAGGATCTGCAACTTACACTGGAGATGACATCATGGAAGTACACTATTTGTCTGAAAGATGTTTAGTAGTTCAAGGTGCTAATAACTTTGTATTATTAAAAGAATCATAATATTAACCTTTAAAAACTAAACAAAAATGGACAAATTCATGTATTTTACACAAGGAGACGGCATAAATGCTGCTTCTGAATTAGCTTGCTATCCTGTAAAAAATTTTTTAGGATTTAGCATACCAGCTGGTGATAATACATCATTAGCTTTAAAATTTGTATCTTCTGTAACAGGACCAGGTGCGACAACTGAGATTGACAGTGTAGATTTAACTATTACGGCAGGAACTGCTAAAAAAGTTATTAAATCAATTTGCTCAGCTATTAATGCGGCAACATTTGATGATAATAGCGGATTTGTGGTTATTGCTGATCAAGATAATTCTGTATTTTGTGATGCTGATATTACTAACGTTGAAGTAACTCACGACTCATAAGTCAATTAATTAATGAAAGCAAAGGGGCTTCGGCCCCTACGCTTTTATTTTTACAAACTATTTAATTATATTATATTATGGAAACAAAAACAAAAAACCTTTCTTGGGAAATAAAGGAAGGTGGCAAAACTATTAACTGGGAAATAAAAGATAGAGTTTATAAATTAATAGGTAGAGGAGATCCTTTGACTTATGTTTTATCATCTAAATCTACACCTAGAAAACCATTATTATGGTTTGACGAAGAAAAAGGTTACAATAGAGAAATAAGATATGCAAGTAATCAAAAATCTTGTTTTGTAGACGAGCAAGATAATAAAGCAATACTAGGTCATATTATATTTGAAAACGGAGGTCTTTATGTTCCAAAAACAAATCAACCACTACAAAAGCTTTTAAGTTTATATCACCCTAGAAAAGGTTATGTATATGAAGAAAAAGACGAAGTAGCTGAAGCTAAAGACGATTTAGTAAGTATTGAAACTGAAATGGAGGCTTTGAATACAGCGATGTCTATTGAAGTTGATCAAGCAGAAGCAATACTTAGAGTTGAATTAGGATCTGCCGTTGACAAAATGAGTTCTGCTGAACTTAAAAGAGACTTGTATATGTTTGCTAGAAATAATCCAATATTATTTTTAGAACTAGTAAACGACGAAAATGTAATGCTTAGAAATTTAGCTGTTAAAGCTGCTGAAATGGGTATTATTAAATTATCACAAGATCAAAGAACTTTTGCATGGGGTTCAAATTT